GCCCCTGTACAAGCTGCAGAGCGGCAAGCAGAGCTACAATTCCAATGAACAGAACGCCATTGAGTATATGGGACGCTTGCAGCCCCGTGTTTCCCAGATGGAAGAGGAGCAAACCTGGAAACTGCTTAGCCTGGATGATATCCATTCCGGTCTGGAAATTCGCTCCAATATGATGGCACTGCTCCGTTCCGATCAGAAGAGTCGGGCGGAGTACTACCGGATTATGCGTCAGGAAGGTGCGTACAACATCAACGACATCCGCGCTCTGGAAGATATGCCGGACGTAGAAGGCGGCGATGAACACGCAGTCAGCCTGAACTTTATCCCCCTGAGTCTGTGGCGCCAGTTGAGCTTGCTCCGGAACGGTGGGAGCTCCGCAAGCGTTAATGACAAGGCTATGGATTGGATCCTGGACAGACTTAGCTTTGATGCCAACAATCCCTAGAAGAGGTGACCTAAATGGTAACAATCAATCTGAGCGGTGAGCTGCTGTCCGATGAATGGGCAGAGTTGTACCGCTACTTCGGCTATGAAGCCGGCTTTTACTGTCCCGGCGATATTCGGGCAGTAATCGAGCAGCTGAAGCCCGGCGAGGAGCTGGTGTTGGAGATCAACAGCATCGGCGGCCATGTAGACGCAGCAGCTGAAATCTACTCGGTTCTTGCCAAGCTCAGTAACCCTACCCGGGTAGAGATCCAGAGCCTGGCGGCTTCTGCTGCCAGCTATTTCCCCCTGGCTTGCGACCGTGTGGAAATCGCTCTGCCGGCACAGATTATGATCCACTGTGCCAGCTGGGGCTTGGGAGGCAACAAGCACGACCACCTTTGGACGGCCCAGCAGCTGGATGTACAGGATAACTCCATTCTGGATGTGTATTGCCGCAAGTGCGGTGATAAGACCTCCCGGGAGGAGCTGGAACGCCTGATGAACGAGGAAACCTATCTGTCTGCCCGGCAGTGCCTGGAGATGGGTCTGGTGGACGCAATTATCGGCGATGTGTCCGAATCGGACACCGGTCCGGCGCTGGTTGCCTCCATACATAACAACACCGTCCGTGCCATGCGTGTCCTGCCGAATATCGAAGATCTTCGAGCCCGGAAACATGCGGAACAGGTTTCCATGGACAAGGAACTGGCCGAGGAATTGGCCAGATATCCCATGTAATTTCATTTCATAGGAGGATGAATCTATGAACATTTTTGCAAACGCCCGCAAAGAGCGGGACAATCTGCTGCAGCGCCGTGCCGGCTTCCTGCAGGCTGCAGAAACTGCCAAGAACAATGGTGACACTGCCGGCTACAACGCTAAGATGGCCGAAGCCAAGGCACTGAACACCCAGATCGATGAGTTAACAGAGCAGGTCCAGGAGGCAGACCGCTATGCACAGCTTCATGCGCCCAAGTTTGGTTCTGATCGCAAGGATTTGACCGAGATGGGCAAGGCCATGGCAGCCGGTGAGCGCGTCAAGATCGATGTGGTGGATGTGTTCGCATCTATGCGGACCGATGAGGCTTCCGCATTCTCTGGTTATGTGACGCCCCAAGGCGGCGGCAGTACCATCCACGACGGCTTCGCCGGTCAGGTGTCCAGCCTGCTGAATCAGGTCAACGTTCAGAATCTGCACGGTCTGGGCAGTTGGGAGGAGCCCTATGTTGTTTCTGACATGCCTGCTCAAGGTGGTGATGTGGCGGCCAACTCTGGCAAGACCAGAACTACCACGGATCCTGCCTTCGCAAAAGCGGGTATGGTTGCTTATGAGGCAACCGTTACCAGTTTTGTGGACAAGAAGATCGCCAATCTGAGTCCCGCTGACTATGCGGCCAAGGTTCAGCAGATGGCCCTGCGTGCCCTGCACCGGAAGGCTGTTGCTTTGATGATCAACGGCGACGGCGCAGCATCTCCCAAAATGTACGGCTTCCTGACCGCAAAGAACACCGAAGGCAATGCGATTTTCCACACGGCATCCAAGGTCACCGCTATTGATGAGAATACCCTCAACGGCCTGATCTACGGTTACGGTGGTGATGAGATGCTGGGTGGCAATGCCCGGTTGCTCCTGACCAAAACAAACCTGGAGGCATTCGGCAATCTGAAGGGTACGAATGAGAAGATTCCCATGTACGAGATCACTTTCGATGCTGCCACCGGCGGCAACACCGGTACCCTCAAGCGCGGCGGTCTGATCGTTCCTTACACTATCTGCTCTGCCATCGGCGACAGCAAGCTGGCCTACGGTGACCCCTTTAACTATATGCTGATCCTGTTCTCTGACTATGTCATCGGCGTCGACAACTCCTACAAGGCTGGCGAGCGGCTGGCCACCATCCTGGGCGACGTTACCCTGTCCGGCAACCTGACCGTTGACAAGGGTATGTCCATCGCCACTCTGGCTGCTGCCGCACAGAATTAATCGCTATGGCAGTAGTCACGAAGGATGAGATTGCTGTCTACTGCCATCTGGATGAAGGCCCACTCCTGAATCACGCCTGCAATCTGGCAGATACGATGGAGAAACGCCTGATCCGCAAGGGTGCCAAGGATACCCCTGGTACCCACGCGGATTTCTGCCTGGCAGTTAAAGCAATGACTCTGCATGAACTGGATAACCCGGGGCAGAAAATTCCCCAGGGTATCCAGGATATGATCAACGAACTGAAGTTCGGAAAAACCACCTAAGGAGGAATGATTTATGGCTGGTACTACTCCCGGTAAGGCAACCGGCTCCGGTTGCAAAGCATCCATTTCCACTGATGGTTCCACTTATAAGGACTTTGCGTCCATTACTAAGCTGGGCCCTCCCAATATGAGCCGCGGCACCGTTGATGTCACGGATATGAACTCCTATGAGACCAACGACCAGATGAAGGAGTTTCTTCCTGACTTCATCGAAGCCGAGGAAATGGCCATTGAAGGTTTTGTCAAGAAGACTGATGAAGGCCGAAACGCCGCAGAGACTGCATTTTATGCAGGTACCCTTGTACAAATTAAGATTGTTCTGCCGGCCGCGATTGGCAAGACCATGACCGTCAAGGGCTACATCGTGGGTTACCGTCCCATCGGCGACATTTCCACCGATGCCGGCATTGCCTTCTCCATGAGTGTCAAACCCATCGCAAAGCCCGATATGGCCGATACCACTACCTAAGGGACAACCCGGAAAGGATAACACATGAGTTTGAATGTAAAGACTATCCAGGTAGGCGATCAGGAATTCTTCCTTCGCCTGACCAGTAAGGCTATCATGAGTTACAGCAAAAAGCACGGAAGCGAAGGCGGTTCTCCCGTGATTGCTGTTCTGGAGGCGGTAAACAATATCGAAGCGAAGATCGATCTGCTCACTGCCGCTCTGACTTTTCCCGATACCAAGAACAAGCTTAGAGATGGCAGCACTCTGCTGGATCAGATGGCAGATGATCCTACCTGGACCCCTAAGAGGAAGAACGAGCTGATCCTTGATCTTGCTCTCGAATCCGGCTTGCTGGGCGAAGAGGATTATGAGTCATTAATTGATCCCGTGGAGGAAAACAGCAAGCAGCTGATTACCACTATGGCTCGACTGCTGACCGGTAAGCCCATCGGCGCTGAAGATAAACCCCCCGCTTCTGAGACGGCAGATGAAAACCCTACCTAAGCCCGGCAGAGCAGATCCAGTCCCTGGTGCATGAGGCAGCCGTTGCGGGTCTCGATCCTGACGCGGCATGGGACCGCACACCCGGAGAGCTTTACGAGTACATAAAGGCCTACCGCGGCCGAATGGAGCGGCAGGCCTACATGTGTTTTAATCTGGCACAGGCCATTGCCTGCATGGTGCTGAGTGCGGACAAACCACGGCCCTGGGATGCGTTCCCAGACTGGATCCAGCCAAAGATGCAGGTTATGTCTGACGACGAAATCTATGCTGCCTGCCTCGCATGGTGCGGAGCCGGCAACGAGGAGGTATCCCAATGAAAGCAGGAAAACTCAGAGAGCGGATCACCATCCAGAAGGAAGTAAAGCAAACCACCGCGGCCAATCAAAAGATCGGCGAATGGGTAGATGTTTGCGAGATCTGGGCGGAAGCCAAGTGTACATCTTCCTCAGTCATCGATGGCGATGGGTTTGGCGTTCATGCTGCGGTGTGGAAGTTCTACATTCGCCGCCGGGATGATATTACAGCCCAGATGCGTGTGAAATGGAAGAATCGTATCTTCGTGCTGGAAGGACCGCCTATAGATTGGTCGGGTGAACGCAACGGCCTGACGCTTATCACGAAGGAGCTGGTCTGATGCCCTCTTTTGGAAACAGAAGCCTCCGGAAATATGAGGACCGATTCTTCGTTGACGGGATCGGCCGCTTTAGCTTCTCAATCCGTTACCATGACCTGATGGCGCTGTCCCGAATGTCTGAAGCTGGCATGGAGGGTCCGGTTAGGCAATCTGCGTCCGGATTGGCATATCGCATCCGGACCAATGCGCCATACCGAAGCGGTGATCTCCAGCGTGGTCTTATCGTCGCTCCCGGCTTCGAGAAAACCGCTGTTGCGGGAAAA